ATGAAGCCCACTGCTTATGACCTTGTGGAAACTCTGAAGTAACTTCGATGATTTCTTTGTTAGCGTTAACTTTAAAGTGCAACATGACGGTTCCTTTCGTGGTTGTCATTTCATAAATATTTGTGCTACAGAAGTATTATGCCTGAACCATCATACTTTGCAACAAGTTTTTTTGTTGCACTTTTGATATCCTGGGAATTGGCATGGAAGGAAGGAACCGCAACCCGACCTATCCTTGAACGTATGATTATTCAAGCAGGAAGCGGTTCCTAAAAAGGGGATGGAATCGCCACAATCACCGCTTTGCCGCGAGAGTGATTAGGAAGTAGTGACGATTCCAAAAAGGGTTGGGATCGATGCCCACGAAAGGAGCCGAAGGGGATTCGGCAGCAGTTTTTAGTCGTACTGAGGACTGACATCGATCCCAGAAAGGTTTCTCACCTGTGCGCTGGAGAGTGGCGCAAGGAAAGAATATCACGAATTAGAACGGTATATCATCACCGCCGAAAGAATCTTGTTGCGCCGTTTGCCGGTTCAATTCGTGCCGTTCTTCGTCGGTTTCTTTCGGTTTTTGCTTTCGTTCGCCACCAAGCATTTGCATTTTGTCGCAAACAATCTTGGTGTTGTAACGTATTACGCCATCCTTTTCATACTTTTCGGTTTTGAGTTTGCCTTCCACATAAACCTGCATCCCTTTGCTAACGTATTGCTGCACGATTTCTGCCAGCTTGCCAAAGCAAACGACGTTGGCCCACTCAGTAAACTCCTGTTGCTTGCCTGATTTATCTTTGTATTTCTCTGTCATGGCCATAGAGAAATTAGCAACACCATTACCGTCTGCGCTAACCCGAAATTCTGGATCGCGCCCAAGATTCCCAATGCCTATAAATTTATTCACTGACATAATTTCCTCCTGCGATTTGTCGTGCCGCTTTTAATCCAGTATCGTTCAATTCAAACACCCACAATCCTTCGTCGCTACGCTTTACGGCAACCAACCCTAACGCTACCGTACCCAACAATCCTTCCACATATTGCTTTGCGTTGCCACAATGCTCAATCCACATGGGCGCAATGTCAAACAATCTTTCTGCATCTTTGTCTTTTACAGACCTCACAATGTTTTCTGATTCCTCTAATGTCCAGCCACAATTTTGCAGCCATTTGATTGCCTCTTGAACAGGATTTTGTTCCATAATTACACCTTGCTTAATTTATCAATGATGGTTTGTACTTCAACTAAGAATTTGTCGATCTCTGCTTCCATTTCCGCAATCAATTTTTCATCGCGTTCACAACGTTTGATGAACAAATGATTTTGTGCTGGCAGTCGCGGATCATAACTAACAAAGTCACACCATTGCCGACCTGTAACCCATAACTGCATTTGAATTTGTTTGCGGTATTCAGCCGGTACAACCTCGCTCCACAAATATTCCAAATGCGTTGTTGTGTTCGGACATTTAATTTCAATCAACCCATCATCGCCGACCAACCCATCAGGCGATACGCCAATCCAAGGTTTTGTTTCGTGTTTCCAAAAACCTGTTTTATCAACCAACACTGCGTTAGTTGCTTCGTATGCCATTCTCGCATAGGGTTCTTGTTCATTGCCCCATTCCATCGCGGCATTTTTATACGTTTCTTGTGGCAAGTGCGTCAATCGTTCTGCCACAATTTTGATTTTATAGGCGCGTCTGGTTGCTGACTCGCTTCCATCTTTACCCTTGCTCATAACCGCTGCGACATTGCTTGCAGACACATACCCAAGTCGGGCCATCTTCCATTCTTCTGTACCTTGATCTAAAAATCTTGTATCCATTATGCATCCCTAGAATAAACGTAAATCATCAATGCAAGGAACCCAATAACAATCCCTGCACCACACATTGCAGCACCAACAAATGCAATGGACTGCAAAACAATCATGCTTTTTTATTGCCCACTAAAGCAGCACACAGGTTTTGCAATGCCACAGCAAATTCATCTTCGTACTTTTGTTTGGCTATGTCATATTCGCAATCTCGATCATCATAGATGTCATCATACATCGCATCAAGACGCGCCATTTCGTTACGCTCATAACGTTCGGTTTCTTTATCGATCATTGTGATTTCCTATATGTAAGTGTTGCAGGATCAAAGACAGATAGATTGCCGCTTTCCCAAATAACTTGCACCATCCCTGAGTAATAATACCAACAACCTTTAATTGTTGAACCCGATGGCCTTGAAGAAATCACTTGCCTACCTGTTCCGGTTTCGGCGCAACGGAAGGAGTAAAAAAAAATCTTGCCGCCAGCTTCATTGACCGTTTCCATCCATTCCTCTGCATGGCAAACGCTCGAAACCAGAAATAAACATAAGATTAATTTTTTCATGGTGCCACCTGCAATTCTTTTTTGCGCTTATCTTTTTCTGCTTCAAGAATTCGCAACGCTTCTTTGTCGCTTGTTGCGGTTTGATCCTGCATGATTTTCATCCACAATTCTTTTAATGCTTCAATGCTATCTGCTGCGCGAATCTGTTTTGCATAGGGTTCAGTGTCATATTTTGCCGCTTCGCCATCGTCATCAGCCTGATATAGACCGCAAACGGCAGCAAGCGAGTAACGCCGCAAATATGTCATGCTGCTGCCAAACCCTTGTGCATCTTGTTTAGGCATGGCGCATACTGCTGTGTCCTCAATCCATTCGCCGGTTTCATGCAGCAATCGGGTTGTTAAATGCAACCTGCCATCCTCTGATGGCGTAGGCATTTGAATAAACACGATCCCGGCATCATTCAACGCATCTTTAATGGCATCAATGACCGATGGCAAATCAGCGTAGTTGTTTTTAAAGTGCGGATTCTTGGAGTTTTTCGCTGCAAATTTGATGTTGCGTTGTGCCGTAAGTAATGCTGGCGCAATCGCCTTGATTGATTCTGAAGTTTTCACACTTGACCTTTCGTGTAGGTTGTTTGAGCATATGCTCTTAAGTATTATTACAAGGTATGATTGTCATGGCAAGCGAAACTTTGATTTTGGAAGTACCTTTTCCTCCGTCGGTAAATACCTATTGGCAATTCAATGGTAGCCGACGATTTCTTACCAAAAATGCAACGCAGTTTAAAGACAAGGTTCGATCCAAATATTTGTCTGTCAATCACAAAGGATTCGGTAAACAGCGGTTGATGGTGCGCATAGAACTGTACCCACCTGACCGCAGAGTGCGCGACATAGATAACTACGCCAAAAGCCTGATAGATGCTTTATGCCAAGCAAACATCTTTGTTGATGACGAACAAATCGATCTATTGACCATTGTTCGCATGGAACAAAAATCAGGTGGTTGTTGCAAAGTTGCTATTGCCGTTGCTCAAAACGACTAATTTAATGGGGGAGCAAAATGGATAGTCAATTGCTGATAATGTATTATATTGGCATAATGCAGTCACAACACGAAAGGAATTGATGAACTACTACCAGTTTCACATTGGCGATTACGCCAGCCATACGCGCAATCTATCGCCGATGGAAGACCTTGCCTACAGGCGTTTACTTGATGAGTATTACCTGCATGAAAAACCGCTGCTAACAGGGGTTGAAGCAGTCGCACGACAGATTGGTTTGCGTGAATACGTTACCGAAGTTAAGTTCGTGCTTGAATCGTTTTTTAGATTGACCGACCAAGGATGGTCAAACGTTCGCGCTGATGCGGAAATTGCAAAATACAAAAGTTATGGCGAAGCAGGTAAGCGAGGCGCAGCGAAACGATGGGGAGGCCATAGCCCCCCTAATCCACCCCCAATGCAAACCAATAACCATAAACCAATAACCAATAAAAAACATATATACGCCACTCCTGACGGAGTGAGCGAATCTGTGTGGCAAGATTTTGTAATACTACGCAAGAGCAAAAACGCTGCCATCACAGAAACAGCCATGCAAGGTATTATTCGTGAGGCAAAGAAAGCAGGCATTCCGTTGGAAGATGCGATTCGTATGTGTTGTGAACGTGGATGGCGTAGCTTTAAAGCGGATTGGCTTACACAAAAGCAAGATACGAAAGTTGATAAGCAACTAGCAGCAGCACGAACAATCTTTGGTGACGAAAGGATGATTCGCCATGACGGATTCTTACTCGACCAATAGTCTGCCGTTGATGTGGACACAAAAAATATTTGCCACCATGCAAGGCCATTACGGAACTCGGTTTTTGAATATGTGGAAAACCGGACAAGTATTACCCGATGGCACTGATGCTGGCGTGATGAATGCAATGGAAACGTGGGGCCGAAAATTGGCAGGTTACGCGCATAGTCCAGAAACAATTAAGCGAACCTTGGACACGCTGCCTCCTGATCCTCCCACGCTGCCGCAATTCTGCGACATGATGCGTTTGAATTATGTGCCACGAACTGATAAAGCCTTAACACGAACCTTTTCACCGGAGGAAATCGCCATAAACAAAAAGCGAATTGCTGAAATGTTGTCGCAACTAAATCTAAACAAAGGAAAATCAAATGACATGGAACATGGTTGAGTTAGATGTTATCCGTTGGTCTGAAGCTAGAGGCATCATTGCCAACAGTGACAGCAAAACACAATTGCTCAAAGCATTTTCTGAAATGGGGGAACTGGCAGATGCAATTACCAAACGAAATCGTGACGGAATTATTGATGGACTTGGCGACGTTCTTGTATGTCTTATTAATGTTGCTGCTATTGAAGACCTCAATTTAACAACCTGTTTGGAACACGCATATGGTGAAATTAAGGATCGCAAAGGACATCTTAACGCTTCAGGAGTATTTGTTAAGGCATGAAGGACAACGGTATTGCACCTCATGTCAACGACATCAATCAATTGAAGGAGGAATAAAAAAATCAAATAGGTGGCAATGCAAAAACTGTAATGAACGTAGAACCATCAGTATGTACGCCACCAAAGAAACACAAAAACGACAAGAGGAACGAAATGCCAAAAGAGATAAACACGACAAAGGAAAACATTAGTCCGTTTGAAGCGTTAGACCACATACGCGACAACGCTAAACCGTATGCGGCAGCAAAAGCCAATGTAACCTACATGATGGAGTACAGGAAAACATTAAAGGCAATATTGATGCGCGAATGTACGGAAAAGACCGAATCGGCAAAAGAATCTTATGCATATTCACATCCAGATTACATTAAACATTTAGATGGTTTAAAGGAAGCAGTTGCTATTGCCGAACAGCATCGATGGTGGATGGTTGGTGCAGAGGCGAAAATTGAAATCTGGCGAAGTTTGGAATCAACCAACAGAGCAGAAGGGAAACTCACAACATGATTACTTACAAGCATACATTTACGCCAAGCGAACGCGATATATTGGATGTAATAAGCGAATGGCGTTACAAAGAAACATCCAAACATGGCGAAGAAGCATCACAAGATTTGCAACTGTCTGCCTTTGAAAAAACGCGCAGAGGCGTTTATTCGGAATACGTTTTGGATACGTCAAACGCGAAAACCTAATAACAGCTTCGCGTGTTCAACAAACCAAACAAGGCAATCGAGAGTATTATTTTATTCCGCGCAACGAAGTAATAGGGTTCAATGAACAAAGACACTAAACGATTGTATGGTCGCATTGCTGCGCTTGGTTGCATTCTTTGTCGCCAACTAGGTTATAAGGATACGCCATGCGAGATTCATCATATACGCAGGTACGGCATGAAGCGTGACAACGCGCCAGCAATCGGGTTGTGTCCTGAACACCACAGAGGCAACACTGGTGTGCATGGTCTTGGCAAAAAATCTTTTGCTAAGATTTACGGTTTGAGCGAGGAAAATTTGCTTGAACTTACCAACAAACTATTGGAGGATAACGAATGAGATTTAAAGTAGTCGGCAAGGAAAATCTGGTAGTACCAGATGTCTTTTCAGCCGAACATAAAATGAATCCGCTTGATAATTTTAAGTGGACTGCGGGAGCCAACGTGCAAGCGATTTGGCGTAAACATGGATGGACACCACCGACGGAATATAGAAATGATTTCCTTTTTAAAGATAATCGAGAAGCACTTTCTAACACTTGAAGAAATTGTATTGCTAATCTATTACCTAGCAGTAACAATTTTCTGTTTAACTTTGGTTTACCTTATATATTCATAATTACGCAAGCATATCGGAAGCATATCCTTTGACTTCAGCAACGCGATTTAACCATCCTCTGCCGAATGTTTCAAAGGTTTTCAGACTTTTGTAATATGCTTCCTTTGCATCGCTGAACTGTTCTATCAATTCTTGTGGATCAGTTTCAGCGATTGCTTTTAATGTAATCCTGCCTATCACGCCATCAGCGGTAACGCCCAATGCTTCCTGCATAATCTTAATGGCGCGACCCGGACCAGCGTTAACCGCAAAATCGAACATCAGGTAATCCAAACCTGATGGCAGTTCATCGCCTTTAACCGCATCCCAATACTTCTTGCGATAGATTGGCGCAACATCGTCGGCAGTTAATTGCCGCATTTTTTCTTGCGTAACACGCTTGCCAATGTACGATTCGTAGGTTGCTTGCGTTACACCAAGCATCGTTGAACCTGCGCGACCATCTGGCAGTTTGTTACCAGGATCGCGAGGATCGTTTGTAAAACCACCTTCAGATTTCAAAAGATGTTTCAATGCCGCATCGAAGTTTTCTTTCATTTGTTTCGCCTCATGTCCATGATTTTTTCTAGTGTACGACCACCAAAATAAAAAGACATTACTAACATTCCCCATTGCCCAAGCAATTCGACAAACGAATCAGCAATGTCAACAGCGGCAGCATCTATCAGTGCTAACACCAAGTAAGCAACAAGAATATAAATCAACGTTAATGGTCTGATGTTTTTTGACAGCCATGAATCGCTTGCCATGTCTGCCTGTAGGCGTTGCGTCAGATTGTTTTGCTCAGTCTTAAACAAATCTGTTTCGTTTGCCATCTTCGCAAGTTCGCCATCTTGCGCCATCTTTGCAAGTTCTAATTGCGCTTTTGCTTTTTGCTCTGGATCAGGAATCAGCTTGTCAATTAATTTGCCGCCAATGTTTAGCAATGCTTCCAATGCAAACATAGTGCCTCCGTTATTTGTCTTGCTTCTGGTCTAACCTGTCAAAAACCTTTTCCAGCATATTTTCTAGCTTATCAAATCGCGCATTAATTTCTGCTTGCTTAACATAGGTATGCGGTAAATGGACTTCAACATTGTGTAAATCATTTTGCAATTCTTTAATTGCATCCCATAAAGTACGCGCAAACCATCCAGCAATACCGATTGCTGTAGCCATTGCAAAATTGATGAATGATTGAATGTCCATTTCATTGCTCAATTAATTTTTCCAAAGGTTTAAAGTAACGTTGCTAATGTCGGTTCCGCTAAATGGAGAATTAACACGCAAACCAACTGCACGACCTGTATCTAATACTTGGCTAGTTGCAAAGTTCATTGTGCTGCCAGATAGCGATGCAGTAATAGATGCTTCCACAGAATTGTCAGGAAAAAATACTGATGTTGTTGCTGTTGCTTGCGTTGCAAATTGTGCAGTGTATTGTGTTAATGGTCTAGTTCTTACTCTGTATGCTCGAATAATTTGCCCACTGTTAAAAAACGCAAACATTCGCATTCCATCAGGACTAAAATCACACGCTTGCGCACCAGCGAATCCTAAAGATGGGAAATTAATCGCTCCACTTGTAGAGTCACAATTAAAATCTATACTTACAGAAGCAAGATTATTTGCAGTGGCTAATGATTGTGTTTGTGAGTAAGAATTACTAACGAAAAGAAAATTGCCTCCCGGCGTTAATGTTGGTGGTGCAGAGCCAACATTTGTTATGCCACTTGAAACAACAACAGGTGTTCCCATTGTTGACGTATCATATGGTGTAGACAAATTCATGTATTGCAATTGATATACGCCACCTGTAGATATAGTTATAAAATAAAATTGTGTTCCAGTTTCATTAAAACGACCACCATTAACGTTAGGAAAACTGCCTGTCCCAAGATAATCTTTTCTTCTTAAATATACTGCCGTTCCCATTTGATATGGAACAGATAAAGTAAATTCAATTACAGAAAGAAAATTATTTGTTCCATTAATAC